TTTTGTGCTTGCGGTGTTTACATTCAGATATTTTGTAGCTGAATTCCACCATAATTGACCCGGTAGTGGTGCAGTTGGAGCAGCCGTATTGCTGAAATTCTCCATCAATCGAATCATATTTTGATTCAAAAATAATCCGTATCCAGGATAGTTTTTACCAACTAAAGTTAGGCTGCTGTTTATAGTGTCTATAGTACCATCAGGTAGTCCACCTGTAATTAAAACAGACCCGTTAGTTAAGGTAATATTATATGCCATTTTAAAAATTCTCCAACTTTGTTATTTATGCGTTTATTTTCGCTACTAGCAGCTTATGAATAGCTTCTGGCAGATGTGCCATAAAAAGTAGTTTCTGGATCAAGAGTAATGTCTTTTTGTCCAGACCCATTTATTTGTTTCCAATTATTTCCGACTTTTACATATATGTAATCAATTTCTTTCCACGAGCCGCTTACTTTTACAAATATCTCGTTAATCTGTTTCCAAGCCCCGCCTACTTTTACAGAATTTAAACCAATGGGTTCTATCAACAAAAATACCCTGCCGGGTTGTCCGCTGCCGCCAGTTCTACTTCCTCCGGCGCTATAGCCAGCTTTATAATAAGCAGTGCCGATTCCTGTTGTAGCTGCAAAAATTGGAAAATTGCCGCCGCACTGCCCAGCAAATCCACTAGCATCGCCTCCGACTACTTGGCCACCCTGTCCACCAGGATAACCGCCGCCGCCACCACCAGCACCTCCACCGTCACCGCCTTTGGTCTCGCCATTTTCTCCACGATAATCGGATCCTGTTGCACTTATTGCATTTTTGCTTATTGCAGCATCTCTTCTTGCATATGTACCTGCGCTATTACCGTCGTTACCAGCACCGCCACCACCACCTCCACCTGCTGCAACTAAAACTGGAGTATTGTTTACTAGTATACCTGAGGCGCCACCGCCACCGCCGCCGGCACCTGACCAGGGCCTGGGACCAGAATTACTACCACGGCCACCGTTAAACGATTTTGTTGAATCTCCGTTAATAGATATTCTGCTACTACCACCACTACCGCCAGGAGCACCGCCTGAGTTACTTCCTCCTCCACGACCGCCTTTGCCAACAAAAACTTCTAATAGATCTCCCTTGTCTACCTGGAAAACTGTAGTATTATATAATCCTGGACTACCAAGTCCTCCGATTGTGCCAGAATCATTTCCGCCACCGCCCCCACCTGCGCCCCAGGCGTAGGCAGTAATTTCTGCTTTAAAGGGCATGGTTACTACATACCTGCCGGAATCCGCAGTGCCTGCTGTTCGAGTGCTCCAAACTAAATTGCCTACTTCATAACGGTATACTAATTCATAATACACTCTTATAGAGAGTTCTTCTGATATAGTTACTGCGACTCCGGCCACATCTCCCGCATTCCTAGCATTTATTACCACATCCATTAAGCCGCCACCGTGGTAGATTCTAGTACTTGTTCTCAAATCAGTTCTAGATATGCTAGTGTTGAAGGCAAACAGATTAATTACCGTTCCGTTTACTACAACTGATCCAGAATTGTCTACTGTGCCTGTTACATAATAATAACCTTTTTGAAGTTCAATCTTTCGTCTAATCGTTATTGACTCTACTGTAGACCGACTACTGGTCCAAGCAGCAAATGTATTCTGAAATGAACCCCAGCGAGGATCAGATCTGGGTGTAAGTGTGTCGTAACCGTTTTGGACTACAAATTCTCTCTCAATTATTCGTGTGGTCATATTATGGTAAGAATTTAAACCAAATATCGCCGTCGTCGCCGTCACTTGCACTTGGGTCTCCGGTACTGACAAATTTTCTACTACCGTCCCAAAAAACTGATCTAGTCATTACATATTCTGTGGTTGCGATTTGTAATGTGTTGGCGCCAAACGCGGCAGTTGGTGCAGTAGGAACTCCACTGAATGTTGGACTCAATGTATCTGCTTTTAAAGCTAGGTTAGTAGTTAAAGCAATATTAAATGCAGTATTTAAAGCTACAATTGAAGCGTTAGTAGAAGCTATACTTACATTGGCACCATCTACCTTTGCATTAGCAGCAGCAACATTGGCTATCATTGCTGTGTTTACCGCTGAAGTTTGATCAACTCTTTGTGCTAAATTTGCATTTATAACATCAACGTTTGCTATGATTGCTGTATTAATATCGTTGTTGATAGAGTTAACTCTTGAAATAGTGTCACGGAGTGATATTTGTGCGTTTGCCGCAGTTATATTTGCCCTCAATGAATTTTCTTCATTAATTCTAGACACTAAATTGGCATTAATAATAGTCACATTGGCCAATAAATTAGTGTCGCCTGTTGATGTTGCTGCTTGTATTTCGCTATCAACATATATCTTTGTAGTTACACCAAAGTTAGCTGAAGCGTTTGCATTTACTTCAACAAGTCCGGTTAGGCTGTTTAAATTTAAAACTCTTGTACTAGTTCCGTTTACATTAGAGTAAAAACTAATATCACCGAAGTTAGCAGAATTAGTAATCTGAACATTGCCATTTAAATCTTTAATTGCAAATCCATAAGGACCAATTTCTAAATTGCCACTTAGGTCAACGTTACCTTGTATTACACTACCCACAGTGACCCATGTGTTTTCTGTAGTATAAACTTTTATATTGTTAGTTGTTCTATCAAACCACAATTGTCCCGAAATAGGATTTGCCGGACTGGTATTAAATGAAAAATTTTCTAACAATCTTACAAAATTTTCGTTAGTTTGATCGCCATAATTTTGCACTAACCGACCAAAAAGAGTTATACTTGTACTAGTAGTGTCTTTAGTACCATCTAATACTACAATAACTGAACCATCGGTTTTATTTACAAAATATGACATTGTTATTATCCTATGCTACTTAAGTTAGTTAAAGTTTGAATTCTTACTGTGTAATCAATCTGAATAAGTCGATTTAAACTTTTTTGTACAGGATGGAAGATAACATGTGTTAATAATTTTCCTGTAGTAGTCAATCCAGAAGAACCATCTGTACTTCTGGCCTTTAATCCTAATTCATCAAATGTATAAGTATCTTCCAAATTAGTACTATTATCAAAAGCACTTTGTCCGGTTGGCTCGCCGTAGTCTAATAAGCAACTGACAACAATATCAGTGTAGACTCTACCCGGTACATGTCTAATCTCCATTTTATTTCTTGTGGGATCTGCATTTAATGCGCTGGTATTGTCTACAATTTTAGCAAAAGTAGGATTGTACAAGTTACTATTGCTTGTGTTGATATTAGGAGGCAAATAGTTAATTATTCCTGTAGGATCAATACTAGTTCCACCATTACCAAAATGCATTTCATAAATGTAGCTTTGACCTTTGTTAGCCAAAGTATATGCAATTGCTTCACTTATATTTTCATAGTGAATAGCATTTCTTTTATCAATAAAAACTTCTCCAGATTCTGGATCAAAAATTTTGATATGACCCTGAACATGTATGCCACCCGTTTCGTTGGGTTTTTCTGTAGAATTTTTTTGTAAATCTTCCATATTTTTATCCATATTACTATTTAGTTGGTTGTTGTTCATGGTATATAACTAGGCTCCGCTCTAATAAACTGTGCTCCTATAGTAGTACTATTTTGTAAAGTAGTGCCAGCTTGTTCCCAAATATTGCTCTGTAATACAGAAGTTCCTGTAAGAACAACATTGCCGTTTGCATATACTTGTCCAAGCGGTGTCAAGCTAACCACATTAGCAACTGTGCTGGTTACACCTGTGGAAATGCTTGCCACATTCACTCGTGTTCCTATGTTAGCAGCAGTAATAAAAGTTCCAGTAACAAAATCAACCGCAATTACATTGGCTGAAGTAACACCGCTTAGAACTCTAGCATTTCCTGTATTACCAACAAACTGTGTTATATAATCACCAACATTAGCAGTGATAGTGGAACTTAACAACAATTTGTATGTTACATTTGCTGTAACTTTTAAATTGCCAGTTTTTGTAGTACTAGTAAAAATTTGGGCATTTGGTATTAACTGTATCGAACTACTGTCTACTACTCGACTATTGGCTAGGTGTACATTTGGTACTCCGGTTCCATCTACTCCTCTGCGAATTTGTCTCAATGAGTTTAAAGTAATTAATTGAATATTTGCAGAATTAACAAACGAATTAGCATTTGCATATACATTGCCCAAAGTCAAGTAAACATTACTATTCAAAACAATCAAAGTGTCTACAGGTACATTGGTATTTGCAGACCACGGAATAGCAGTTGACATTGTTGCAACATCATATTTTTTATAATAAGTAATTCTTTCACCATTTACAAATACAACACCAGGATTTCCCAACGAAGGCAACGGAGTTGGTAAATTGTCAACATTTGTAAGCAAAATTTCGTCTGCTGTTAACTCTAAATTAGCAGACAGTGTACTTGTAGAATTGGCACTTATTCTTGTATACTCGATATTTGCGCTCATTGGTTGGAAAACTCTGAAACCATAAGTTTGCGTATTACCGACTGTGTTACTGAACACACGCATTTCCATAGCATCGTACATTCTGCCCGGAATTAGTTCTTCAGGTGCATGACTTGAATAAAAATCAACATAAGCTCCGCCCACAATGTTGATGTCTTGAGGTCTAGTGCCCAATGCTGTATCTAAATACTTACTGTAAATATTAGAATCAATGAAATACTCTTGGTCTAAATAAGAAATAGTAAGATCAATATTACCGCCGGTACTACTACCACTGAATGTGGATATTCCAATAACATTAGCACCAACATTTGATCCGTTAATTGAAATAAAGTGTTGTACATTAGCACCATTGTAGAATTCTGGAACATTGTAAATAATGTCAATTTCACTGGTGTTAGTAACAGACTGTAATACAAAAGCATTCGCTAAAGTATTTGCCTGTGTGATAACATCGCCGCTACTGACAGTGACAGGTTTATCAAATTGTAATTTATAAGTAGTCTCAACAGGTTGACCTGTTAGCGTCATTGAATTACGAGTTACATTTACTATTGTGAAATAACCATTATTTTGGAAGGCGAAAGGAACATTGGCTGCAATTCTTATGTCCTTATCAACTTCAAATCCTAATTTTATAAAATCCACTGCGGCTATATTACCACTATTAACAGTAAGACCTTCATACTTAAATGAAAAAACATTACTACTAATTTCAAAAGAATTAGCTTTAAATTCTGCACCTGTAACATAATTGCCAGGGTATTCTAATCCATTTACCAATTGGGCTAAATTCTTCCCTGGCATACCAGTTTCTGGTTGATAATAGGAAATGATTCTATCTACAGCGTTTAATAAAACATTGCCCGAACTTATTCTATTAAATCTAGTAAAATCAAAAATTGATTCTGTAGTTACATTTGCATTTGTAGCAAGGTAGGCTTGATTATTGTACACCACAATATTGCCAGAATTAATATAAATGTTCCCAGGATCAACTGTAGTATTACCCACAACCACGATTGTATTTGCGTAAGCTGTATCAGGTTGCCAAATTACTAAATTACTTGCATATGCTACTCTATCAAATTTAAGTTCAGTTACTAAACTTCTTATTAAATTGTAACTAAGATTAGCCTGTGTAGCATAAAATTCATTTTTAAGTAATGGATATACAGTTGCACCAACTCCGTCGCCATTAATAAAAACATTAGGAGTAGATGTATATCCAGATCCTGGATTAGTGACTGTGATACTACTAACCTTACCATTAGCAAAGAGAGTGGTAATAGCTGCTGCACCGGCTCCGCCGCCTCCGGTAATTTCTACATTAGGAGGTAATATGTAATTTAATCCAATATTTCCTATAATATAATCAGTAACTTTGAGTTTGTAGTTTTGCGCCCAATCTGAATATAAATCTGTTGTAAACAAAATAGCATCCGAAGATAACGATATATCTGGACTTCTAAATGTAGACGACCTTGAATCGTATGCACTAGGTAAATCAAAGTCGGTCCACCTTCCGTTAGCTAAATCTTGTCTAAAATAGCTAGGAATATATTCTCTAACTTGTGTTCTATAAGGCTTAACTTCGTTAATGTAATCATTATAAAAACTTTGATTATCTCTTACATAGCTAGGAAACTGTTCTAATGTTCTTAATTTATGATAAACATCAATGAAACTTGTTTTAATTACCCAGTCTGGATTTTTTTGTTCAACAAAAATAAAATTCAATATTGTTAAAAATAATCTATTAAATTCTGGACTTAGATCTTCTATTAATATTTCTTGATAAACACTGTCATAAATGTTTTGTAATTCTCTAACTGCCTGAGGATCAAATCCAACCGAGTCATAAACCACGCTATCATATCCTGCACCAACAGTTACATCGTACACTTCTGTGCTTATTTCTAATGTGCCATCTTGAGCGCCAATTAAATCTAATTCACTTGACGATAAAACTTCATAAAGAAGCCATTTGCCCTGACCACTATCTAAAACTTTGATATAATTGCCTACATCTGGTGTCAGTGCCTGGATATCACTGTATATATTAACTGTATAGTTGATCTCCTTACCTAGCAAATAATTTTCAGAGTACCAATCTCTAGGATTCCAAAATAAATCAGTTTTAAAACTTTGTAATTTAAACAGCTCAAAAGTATCGTTTGTAGAGTTAAAACTGTAGATACTCCATTTTCCTTGATATGTGGAATCTTGCGGAATTAAAATTTTGTAACCGTTTGGAAATGCTTCGGTATTTAAATATGTTAAATTTATAACACTATCAGTTTGGGTGTCAAATCCTGTTGTAGGGATAGGATCTTCTATATACAAACTAGAAGGAGTAGTAATTAGAAGAATTGGATAGTTAAATAAAATTGAATTTAATGTTTTGACATAATTTTGGAGTGCCCCTAATCTGTCAAGCACCATTGATTGCCTTGGAGTGTTTAAAATACCTAATCTATCTTGTAGATTTAAAAATGGATCTGGTACATTTAATCCATTAAGATCAAACCCTGCAAGACTGTCTTTAAGTTTGTTAATAGCTCTGAGTGGAATTGACTCTGCACCGGCTCCTTGCTGAACTAGTTGCCATTCATTATGTAATAAATTACTATTTCTTTTCTCTGCAGTACTAATGTGTAAAGCAACATTATTGCCTACTAACTTATCTGTAGTGTTGTACACTGCAATAGCATTAGGTGCAAGTGTTGCAAGATAAGGTATGTTTTGATCTTTTGGATTTGTTATGTAAGCTTCTAAAGATTTGACACTTAATGTTCTTCTTGCCAAATTGACATCAACGCTTGTTTTTCCAGAGACCCAATAATAATATTTTTGATTTATTATACCAGTAGCAGGATCTACAATCATAACCGAAGTGTATGCCGAATCGTCTGCGTATTTTGCAATTCCATCGTTAACAGCATTGGCATATTGACTTGGTAAAAAATCGCTTTCTATCCACTCATAAATTGTGACCTGACTGTCTGGAAATAGACTACCCCAGTTCTTTACTCTATATTGTAATATATCCTGTTCATAATCAATGAAACTTGCTGTAGACAAATCCCACCAAGTTCTACCAACTTGTTTTTCTGACCAATAAAAATTTGTATTGTTTATGGTATCTGATCTACTTGAATTTTTGTAACTAGCAGGATCGTACTCTTCGCGGTAGTCAATTTCTTGATCAACAATACCTAACAATTTTCCTTTAGCAGGATCTAAATAATCGTAGAAGTCTAATATATTTTGAGATACTGTATTATATAAAAATGCACTAGTTATAGCGCCAATGTCTACACGAGGTTCTTTGTACCTTGTGAGTGCCCAGCCCGACTTCGCGTCTTGATTATAAAAATAATATAAACTTCCGCCGCCGGCAGTTACATTAAAATCATTAGAAACACCAACAATTAAAAAGTCTGCCCTAATGTCAATGCTTGATCCAAAATTAAATCCAGTATTTAAGTTAGGTCCAGTTAGTTTCTGAGAATATGCAAACAATGAAGGATTATTAACATCCTCGTATGGATTTTGTAGTAGATTATAAATGTATACAGCACCGCTGTCAGTTATTAAATCAATAAATTTTGTACCGCCGCTGTCAAAAGTTGTAGGCACAGCTAAATTGCTATCAATTTGAATTGGAATAGATATATCAGCACCGTCACTTCCGATAGCAAGAGTACCACTATCTTGATCAACTTTTAAAGTTGTGCCAAAAGTTTCTCCTAGAGTTTCTGGATGTTTAATAACTTGGACATATTGATAATCATCTATACCCAAATCTTGTAATGGCGTACCTATATTACCCGATACTACATTTAATTTGTTTGCTACCACAATAACATCACTTACAATTTTCAAGCGATTATTATCATTAGAAGCAGTAACACCTGGAATATTTGCTCCGTTAATATTATTAATTACTGCGGCTAATGTTGTTCCAGTAAATGTTACTGTTCGATCATTAATAACAATACTTTCGCCAACGGTTACTGTAGGATTCTCAACTGTTGCTGTTAAAGTTCCATAGACTCTACCAACATTAATATATCTTGTAACTAACCCAAATCTATAGTTTGCTTCTAGATATTTAGGACTCGAAACATATATGTTGCACCCGCTGCTGCACATTGACATGTATGTTCCGAACGCCTCTCCTTGTAAACCTACAGTCTGCGGGTATATAGATTGATCAAGTATGAATTGATTGGTTTCAAATTTTAATTTATTTCCGGCAGGCAATGGATCAATCCCCGAATCACCGTATTGAATAAGATTGGCACCAATAACAGTATACAAAGCACTTACTCCAGCAGGTGCATTGTTAATATTGTAAATTAATTCATTGTTTAAAAATACTCGATAAACTGATCCAAGATTATCCGGTAATGCAAATGTGTTAGTTAAACCATTTGTGGTTATTTCTGTAACAGTTCTATGATATACATATAACGCACCTGCGCCGGCAATTCCGTCAACTGTTGTATTACTAGCACCAACTGCTATAGTAGTTCCGTCTTGGTTACAAACTACAGAGATACCAAATTGATCGCCGGCAGTTGACTCCGAAGACAAAGGTAAGGTATCTAAAAGTGTGTAGAAATTTGGTCTTTTTTGTACTGTAATTCTTTCGCCTGGTGTTGGCGCTACATTAAAAATTATTCTGTCAGGACCTGATGCAACTGTGTAATCAATACCTGGCAAATATTCTGCAGATCGCAACGGAACTGTGACTATTATATCAGATGCTGTAGTTGCCGAAAAAGTCAAATTATATGTTGACGACCCCGATGCAGTGATATTTTGTATTTCATTATTTCTTGGATAATTCAAACTGTAACAGTAAACTTTATTAGCGCCCGGGGCACCAATGTAAAGATAATTTCCATTGTCAGACATTGCTAAAGAAGCGCCAAAATTATCGCCTGCACTGCCTGCACTATCACTTAAGATTTGAATTAAGACTTGATTTTCAAAAATGTAAACTACGCCCTGTCCGCTGCCAGAATCTGGAGCAGCTACAGCTAAAAAAGATATTCCGTCGGTGGTTGCAGTTGCTAGCACTTTTCCAAAACTGTCTAATTGTGCATTATTGCCCCATAAAAAACCATAACTGTCCCATCCATTACTAGAATTTCTCGCATATATACTCACACGACCGTCAGAGCTATCAGGGGCACCGGCATATAAGTAAAGAGCAATATTATCTAATACAACTGCTCTACCAAAATGATCATTACCTGCATACTGACTCTCACCAAGTTGTATTCTTGATTGATAACCCCAGACATCAGTCTTTGTATACACGCCCCAGTTGCTTTGATTATCTAGATTATCAATCCATACTTTATCGTTGGTTAACCATCCGCCATTTGGTACTTGATTTACGATATCTGTTGTTGCGGCCAAACGACTACTTGTAAGCCTATAGACCAAACCGTTACTAATTACTGCTTCGTCATTAATTAGTTCTTGTAGGTTACTGTATATTGTTACTAAAAATCTTGTGCTATCAATAATGGAATCTACAAAATATATTCCATTATATCTTACATCAAAATTCTTCAATGCAATTAAATTGCCAACTTCTAATCCGTGCTCGGCACTCATTACAATTTCTGCCTGAGAGTCAACCGAATATCTCAAAATAAACGCCAAGCCCTGCACCGAAGTCGCACGATATACATTCCAAGAATTATTAAAATCTTTAGCTGTCCATATCGTGTAGCCTACTCCTATGTTTTCAACTAGACTAGAATATTTGGTATAATCAGTGATATTAAATATAGTGGCATCAACATCATCTGAGTTAACGAAACCCGCAACTGGTAAAGATTTTAATTCCTTTGGTAAATCAATTGATTCTGTTCTTAAAAAGTCAGCGGTAAAATTTCCACTGTTCTTGTAAACATCAGTGACTGAAAAATTAACGATATCAGACTGTGCAGTTGTAGAACCGTCGGTGACCTGAAATACGGAAGGATTATTATCAAAGTCTGATTCAGACAAAATAAATTCAATAAATTTATTAATGTCCAGAGCTCCATATTCACCAACTCTGATTGCCCAATTTTCAAAAAAATCAAGCTCAGTGTTTAAATTATTAAATTGAGCACCTTTCAATGCATTAATTGCATTAGTGGTACCACCTTGTTTAATTAATCCTTGGTAAAACTTGCTTTGTGTTGTTAAATCAATTCCCAAGTTAGTGAAATATTGTCTTGGTCTAAATCCTATTAATCCATTACTGAATAATTGAATTTTTTCATCTACTGGTTGATTATTCACATCATAATATCTCAATGATTGTGATGCATTAGTTGCAAAGTTGTTTAATACACCAAACTTTAGTTCATTTTGAGCCAATAGTTGCCATAGTGTTATTTGAAATTCATCATTAGCAGTAATATTTTCCAAGGCTGTATATACTCTGCCTTTATGATTTACTACTGATCCTTTCAAATAATCTGTTCCCGGCAACCATTCTGTTACTTTTTCGCTACTATAAACAAAACCTGGCAATTCTAAACTTCCATTCCATAAACCAGTTTTGCTTCCTACTAATTTTAATCTATATTGTCTATTTCCTGTTTCCGGAACATAAACTACATCATTGAATACTGTTGTATTATCAAAAATTAATATATGTTCATATTGAACTATATTCAATTCAGCATAGCCGATAGTTTGATTAGAGAGTGATTGGATTGCAAATAAATTGTTTTCTCTGTTTATTGTAAAATTATTTTTGATAATCGGAGTATAATTAATGTCTAATATTCTGCTACCGGTTGGTGTATTGAGAATCTCGTCTACAACACTAGATTCATTAAAAACTTTTAAATTACCCGAAACTGGGCTCAAGACTATAATATTTCCACTTCGCCACCCTTGAGTGGTCCAATGTAAAAATTCTTTAGCACTCAATACCCAATCTTTTGTTTCATTTAAAAGATTATCTCTATCTTCAAATATAAAACCTTGTGATATTAAATATCTTTGATAACCAACTAAGAAATCTACAATTTGTTGTTTGTTATCAAACTCAAAACCATAAGGAATACTAAATCTTTGATTTTTAAAATCTCTATAAACAACTCCTCGTTGCCCACTTACCTCTATTGTATAGGCATTGTTATTGGGTAAGCTAGGAATAATATTAAAATACGGGTCATTGATATCATAACCACTAACTGCATACCCGTTGGGTGTTTTCTCAATTATTACAGCCGAATATACAATTTTATTTAAAGGAGCCCCTTTATATAGATCAATAGTATAATTTTCTTCAGGGATTACCACACTATCATTGATACTGCTTGGGCTTATTTGTTCGGCGAGTATTTCTAAAAATCTTTTGTCTGAATAGCTTGCCATTTTATAAGTTAGCTGTACAGACATCCCGGCCAGTGCTTGTTTTAAAACAGTACCAGCATCAGCTACACCTGTGTTTTTGATATAATCTCTAATCCAATTGATATACCCGGCACTTCTTTCTATAACTCCGTTATTATCAACATAGCCATTTACTCGTAAAGAACTTGGTTGCAAATGTTTTTTTGTGTTTATATTTAAAAATTGCCCAAGGTAAATGTCGCGATTATAGTCCTTGACATCTGCCAATAAAGAAAAATATTTTGCTGGTTTACCGATGGCCAAAGCATACTGCATAGCAAATGGAAAATCGCTGCTTCTTCTCCATGCTAATTCTGTAGGACCAATATCGCCGACTGAAAAACTTGTGTTTGCATTTGCACTATCAAAATCAGTTACTAAAAACTCTGATGGACTTCTTAGATTTCCATTTTCGTCAACTGGAATAAACGCTGTTAATCCAGGTCTACTGTATCTGAAATCAATACCAGAACGAGTACCTTCGTGTATGTAGCCGGATTCTAAATCACTCCATAGTAAGAAATTACCTCCGGTATAAGGAGCAGGTCCATATCTGTCATTCCAGTAACTTGGCTTTTTGCTAAACCCTAACATTTCCCAAGGATGAGTATGAGGTCTATCTGTGTCAAAGAAATATCTAAAAATACTTCTCCATGTCCCTGGTAATGATTCGCCATTTATTACATCTCTGAATTTTTTGTAATTCCAAGTAAATGGATCAGATGCGACAAAAGTATTATTTGTAGTAAAATCTACTCGATTGGTTCCTACCCATCGTAGGAAATTTTTACTTAAAAGCTGATTAAACTCTTGTCTGTTATAATCTAAAATTCTAAATTTTCCAGGAAGATAATCGTTAATATTAAAGTTGTTAATATCATATTCAACCTTAATATTATTGTAAATTCTTCTTTCTAATTCGAGTAATAGACTATCTCTAAAATCTCCAAATGCTGGAGTTAAACTTCCATCGTGTCCTTGTATGACCTGAACAGGTTTACGGTATGTATTATCTAAAAATATCTCAGGAACATAACTGGGATATAAACCTAATTTTGTTGGGGTCTCTGGTACATAACTACCATCGGTGCTGTTATACTCAACAATTGTTAGAATGTCGTTGTATAATAAATTAAAAGAATCTTGTATTATAACCGCAGGCCTAGTTTGATCAAAATAATAATCTTGTTCTTTGACCAATAATATTTTTGTAGTTTGTCCTTCTAGTGTTCTTGTTAGATAAACAAATACTGCTTTATTACTAACGACTGTGTCTTGAAAAATATTTGTTATTTCATATGCCCTAATATCAGTATCAAATACAGTATAACTAGGCAAAGTTACTTTTTCATCATCGCCGTGCGGAACCATGTCGCTATAGTGCCATGGAAAACTATCATTTTTAATGGCATTAAGTTGCCCCATGATTGCATCTACTGATCCTGCTATGTCGCTTCTATCTAAATCTAAATTAGATGCTAATTCTAAAAATTTAATTTTAAATTGAGAATATTCTTTGCTAGCTAATCTTAATGAATCAATAAAATTCATCTGTGGATTATTTAAAAATAAGCCAGAATAAACAAGAGGTGCGCTATGTTGTAAAATCCCACCACCACGATTTAAATAGTAAATGTCTCTGAGATTACTATTTCCTGGTACATCTCCAATTATGTCAAGACTATTGTTTTTAAATTCAATTAAATGATTTCTTAATTGTCCTAGTGTTAGTAATTCAATATCTGTGTTTAGACTATTAATATCAAAATTTACTGGAACTTGATAAAATGCTTGTCTTGAGGTAGATAAACTGTTGTAAATGCTAACAAATACAACATCGCCATTGGTTAATATTGAAGGATCTACTAAAATTGCTAGTTTATCTACTGCTTTGGTTATAGCAAAGCTGGTATTTGAAATTTGTCTATTATTCAAAAATACTTTGATATTCGGGATGTCTACACTTAAATCAGGTAAAATATCTACAGGAAATAAATTGGTAGTTCCATCATATGTAAAATTAAAAATTTGATATTGCTTACTAAAATTTGAATTAATTGTCCAAATGTTAATCCTTGTATTAGTATCTCTTGAAATATTTTTTTGTAATAAACCAGAATTTACACTAATCGTTTCACTTACTCCACCTTCTAATAGGTATGTAAAAGTGTCAAGATCAAAATTATTCTCAAATTGAATATCACCTTGCGTGACAAGATTCTTATAACTTAAAGGAAAACCTAAAACAGGATCATTTGAGCCTGATCCAATTTTGTATGATAATATTTTAGTTCCTGCAAATTGGCTTCCGGGGAAAAACGAAAAATTAGAAAAACTTATACCATCACTAGTAATAACATCAAATAACGGAGCTTGATTGATCGACGATTTTTGTTGGCCTGCAATCCATATGGTACCGTTGTAATACCATTGTCTTGGCAGTAAATCACTCCATGCAGTAGAATTGACTAAAATTACATGTCCCGGTTCAACTAGCGAATCAACGGCCTCTTCTATGTAGGCTCTGTATTCCTCGGGGGGACCTTCTGACATTACTTCTATTCTAAAATTGTAAATTTTGTTTCGTACATCAAGATTTTCATCATTACTAAAAATAACTCTATCTCCACTTTGTAGAGTTACAGAGTCATCTCCAACTTGAATAGTCAGTTGTGTAGGAAATATGCAGATTACACCTTGTATTTGACTATATGCGTTAGTTATAATGGTATCTAAGATATCAACTGTATTTTTTGCTTCTGTACCAAAATTAAACAATTGCAAATCTGGAACAAATTCAATAATAGGTCTTTGAGCTCTTCCGTTTTGATCTAAAATAAAATCTGTACCAGTATATTGGGCGGTTTTTTGTATAACATCAACATGAAACCACCGATTACTTCTTGACCATCCGTTTAAGTCTATACTGCTTCTATTAATAGTTAAATAATCTGGATTTGAAAGATCATTATCTAATTCAGGGCAAACAAGATCATCAACTGGTACTAGTTTTATTGATACGCCAACTCCTTCAACATAAAAAGTTTTATTAGCATAAAAACTTGTTGCGGTTGCATCAAAATTAACTTTTAAACCATTAGTGAATAAAACACCATTTGGACTTGTATAATTTTTTTGTCCTACAATTTCACTGTCCGGGTCAATATTAGCCGATGCTGGATCAATTAATTGTATGCCCCCTACTGCATTGTCAGTCTGATCGCTCTGATAAAACAGCAAATTTGATGGAGCAGTTATGGCAGGAATTTCATTAAAAATGTCTAATCTACTGTAAAATTCTTTACCTGCGTTTGTTACACCGGCTGTTACTCTAATTTTTTGTTCATTATTAACTAATGATTTACTGGATAGGTAAACTCTCGGACGATCTTGGTCGTCATTAAATATATTAATTTTGTAAACATCGTTTCTCTGACCTAAAGGTATTAATTGATCTTGGTCAAGATATATTATATTGTCAACTACTCTGGCTGTATCGTGCCAATAAATATCATCAATAAATTCGTTGTTAACAAATATTAAACTAACATTTTCCAGAGAATTAGTGGGTCCATCTAATCCTCCTAAAACATCTTGTAAATCGTTAACTAAACAACCTTGTAATGATTGGTAACTCAATCTTGTTGCGTAATTCGCCGTCGCTGCCAACGACATATTAGTCCATTCAACTTGACTATCAGCCAATGGCACTTGAAAAGTTACACTGCCAACTTCTTGACCATTCTCAGATACCCCGAACACATTTCTAGTGTTTAAATTAGGTGCATTAGGATCTACGCCCAATGAACCAGGGCTTGATTGAATGAAAAACTTGTTACCTGGTTCATTTATTACGAAGGTGTACAATCCGCCCCGCGCTAATGTTAATAAAGGATTAGGAACATTATCAATAGAACTAAATTTATAAGTCTTTGATATTGAATCATATGAGACTTCAAAAGTCTGTTGAAGTGGAACTGTAGAAGCAGTAACAGGAACACTAAGTGGGCCCTGTTCTAGCCAGTAATATTGTGCATAATTAACAAATTTGTCTAAATCAATTTGAGGATCGTACGAATAGTACTCGTTGTCAAAAAGTCTTGAATGATTTTCACTTAAACCGCCATAAAAATTTATTTTATTAACAATATCAATGTAAGTGGTAGCAAATGTTAAATCCCCAGTTATGGGATCTTTAATAATTACACTTGGTTCTAATTGATAATCTTGCCGAATTTTAGTAGGTTCAGTAACATAACTGTCAGTGGCCTTATAGGATGGAGCAAGTTTTCTTCCAATATATCCTGTGCTTCTAATTAAATTAGGTTCGCTAGTAAGTTGGTCAACCGTTGCGTTCAGAAACTTTTTATTAGTATCTGTTCTAAAAATTTCAGGTAAAAATTGAATCGTCTGAAAAGCTGCCATTCTAAATCCTATTAACCAGTTATATTAAGTTGCGCTGCTGTGATAGCAGAAATTATTTGTACATTATCTACAGTTGCAGCACTTACTAAAATTTCGTCAGGGTCTGCATTAATTTGATACAAAGTTCCAAATTGACTTCCGGTATTTGACGGAACAATAACTATACTGCTTACATTTGGAACTAACGAAGTGTGCAGATATGCACTTAATTCGCTGAAGTAAAAAGTTTCTCCAAAATCCCAATTGTTAATATCAAAATATGTATTAATAGCAGCAATTACTTGGCTTTTTATTTCGTTATCACTGATTGTGACATTTGGATTTTTAATAACTTTAAATGTTGCTCTAAGAGCAGCATCGGCTTTGTTACCAAATAGAGGTTTAAAAACTGCTGGATTGTAAATTATGCTATCACTAATTGTTTTAAATAATTCAATAGATCCAAATTCAGTTTTAATTTCGTCTATAGATGGAGCTACTGGTTGTTTAATTCTTCCGCTTGTGTCAGTGATATATGAAAAATAATCATTGGAATAAGTTTTTGTTAGAATGTAAAAATCTATTAGATTATTTGGACTAGGATCTATTCTACGATTATTCGCCGCATTGTGCTTATACTGAAACTGTAAATTTTGTCTACCAACTCTTGCTATATAATTTGTAACTAAAGTCGCGCTCGTACCAGTTGATTCGTAAAAAGCATTTTCAGCAGTTGCATAAAAAATAGTTCCTGTTGCATACAAAGAAATATTAGCTAAAATTGCTTCTAATACTGTATAAGCACTTACAATTAGTGTCTGATCAATTGAGTTATATATTAAAAAGTTGTATTGGTCCACTGATTCAACAAAATAAACATTTTTATTTGCGGTATTGACGGTTGGTGCAACAAGTTCAATAAACAAATCAGGATCGTCAGGGACCTCATCTAAATTATCATCAGGGAAAGTAATTTTTATTTTTCTGTTATCGTCGATTCCGTCCGGACCAACTGCATTGTCCCATATTCTATAAATTTGGCTATAGAATAAAGAATTACTCGAATCTGGTTCAGTATTTGTTCTTAGCACCCTGATGCTATCAACCAAAGTTGTGGCTGTTCTACTATCATATACTCGCACATCTGGATCAAAATAGAATCTAGTTTCTCTTTCACTTTCGAACAAATAATTCAAACCTCTACTTATTGCAGTATACTCGCCGGTCGCAAAAGACAAACTAATGAACCAACTGTTATCTATACCAGTGCCTGCAGTACTACCGGCGTTTGTTAAATTAAAACTTCCATTGCCTAAATTTTGACTTTCAATGATTTTCCATGACATGGTAGGAATATCATAGCGTAAGCCAAATGTTTTGTAACTTAAAATTTGTAAAATTATATCATTAATTAAAGTTTCTGACCAATCGTTAGCAAATACTGGTATAATTTCACTTACTATAGCTGTAGATGGTACCACAACACTAAGTGTAGCAATTGCAGTTAGTCCTGGATTATCATAATTTATTATACTGGCCCATATATGAGTTCGTTGAAATTCTGTTGTTGGTGTCCCAGTTTGCAACTGATTTTGTGCGTCAAAATATGTTCCTGCAGGAGCAACAAATTTAACCAAACTGCCTTGTACTAAAAATGTATAATTAGGACTATTAAAAAATCCTGAACTACGGCTACCTGTATTGTTAGTTTGAGTCCATGTGGCCACGGTGGCAATTGTACCGGACCCAATACCTGCAAATCCTGCGCTGGTTGCAGTAAAAATCGTTCCTACAGTATTAGATGCCGCACCAAATAAAGTAAAATTAGTAGTTCCTACACTTATAATTTTATAAACAGTTCCTGTGTCCATGCTCGTGGCATTTATGGTTGATCCTTGAGGACTATTTCTTGTTGCTGTATCGTAATATAAATGTCTGGTGGTAATCGTAGATATTAAAGGTTTTAAAATATTTCTGACAATAGCGTTTACTTCAATACTACTAGTAAATTGAAAGTTTTCTGTTTCTGAATAGTCTTCTTTATAAATTATACCATCTTCTGCAAAAATATTTGTGCTAGAATATTTGCCTGTAGTGTCAATGACATCTAGGTATCTACTAGTGCCCGAACTACTTCTATTGACTGCTTTAATTTTTAAAATATTGCTAAAGGTGGTGTACGGTAGAACATTGTAATCCTCACCGGTTACCATCCGATTTTGAGTGTAATATTGTTGGGGAGCTTTAGTTCTAATTTCTTCGAGCGACTCTCTTGAAATTGCATTTGTTACCGTATATTTTAAACTCGCTCTGATAGTTAAAGTTTCTGCTCTACCAGTTCGACCACGGTAAGGAATACTTATAATAATACCAGACATTTCGTCAGGTGTAATTTTGTAGGTTAGGTTATTACTTACTCTATAGTATACCCTAAAGTTTCCAACAGGAATATTGGTAAATGAACCATCACCAAATACTAGGTCAATTTGATCATTTGCTCTAGAAGATACACTATATAAATTTCTTTGATCGATATTATTATAAATTACATTTATTCCGTTAACCGCAGGAACTTGAGTCCATAAAGTGCTTAAATTATTCCCGGAAGTTAATGAGTAAAGCCACACATCTGTATTATTAATATTGTCAAAATTAATGTTGACTATTCTATTAGGTAAACTTTCGCTAATACTAAAATCCAAGTTGTTTAATGCGCCTTGCTTGAAATACAAGAAATATCCTGTATTATTGCTTGCATTTCCTTGATTATCATTTCTGTACAGTATGTTAAAAGCACCACCAGGGCTAGGGGTTGATTCATAAATGTAATTTTGATTATTACTAGTAGCACTCACTATTTCAAACGGGTAAGTAACTCCTGCTATTGATGCAGAATAAGGAAATGTTGGGGTTACCCCTGTAATAATATCAACTGTGTATTCGTCTGTTTTGACGCCACTTAAATTTTTTGATGCGCCTGGTTTTCCAATAGCTTGCGTAGCCACTAAAGAAGCATTTAAAATGCCGGTGAATTGCTCTAACCAGTTCTCGTTTGTTCCGTCATTCCAAGTTACAACTACATTTGATAAGTTGATGCCGGTACTGTCAAATATTGTTTCGGAAGTACTAACGCTATCAAATTTTAAAAATCCCGACGCTGGTGTGCTTCTTTTTGGGTTATAACTAACTAATCTAGCCAGCTTAAGAATGCTGTCTCTGCGCTCGGCAGTATCTATAAAATTTTCACGGGCATTCAAATCAGTTCTAAATGCCAAACTTTGCCCTAAAAATGCAATAAGATCAATTAGTGCTATATATTCGGAACTATCTGTAAAATCATTAAAATCTTCAGGATAGTATGTGCGTAAGTACTCAATCATTGACTTACGCAAGGTTTCGTAATCAAAACTCTGGAAATCAGCCTCTCTGAAAGTCTGATAAATTTTAGTCCAATCTTGTTGTACTAGTAAACTTGTTTGTCTTGTAGTAATAGCCATACTTGATACCTATGTTTTAATATTTATCGAAATAAAAAAGTGGTACTTTTATGCTGCAACCACAGTGTTTAATTCTTTATTAAACTGTAGGGATAGTACATCGCTTAAGTTATCTGGTAAAAAAGTTAATTCAAGTTGAATTTGTAATCCATAATCAAATTGGTCGACTAAGATATTATCAACCCGCACTCTAGGATCATACGAAGCTACTCTTTGAATATCTTCTACAATAAGTGCTCTAACATCTGCGGTTAATGGCTCAAACAGAACATTCCAAATTATACTACCAAATTCAGAATTCATTAATTTTTCGCCCTTTCTAAGAGCAAAATGGTTAAGTAAATCACGCTTAATTAAATCTAAGTCAGTTAAGCGAAATTTCTTATATTGATCAATTGTACTGAAACCTTTGTATCTTGTAATAGCCATGTTAATATTTATTCTGGCACATCTGCGCCTAAAGTTCGGATAGCATATCTTCCTGCATTAAAGTAAATATGGCCCGGTCTTCCTTGACTATCAACGGTTTGCCCAGTATTTCTCCATACATTTGCTCTAGATCCAATTGAATAATTTTCTAAATTCAAAGTTCCATCTGTATTGTATAAAGATTTGTTTAACTGAGGATTGCCCAGATCTTGATATTGATAGGCTAGAGAAAGCATACCTCCAATTGTCTCCTTACTATCACCATTTCTAATGGCACCGCTTTTAACAAGTTCGGCATACTGCTCTTGCAAAAAATCACCTAAAATTCTGTCTTGTACTGCTGTGGCTTCTAAAAAGATATCATTGCCGTCAACACCATCTTTAGCTGCCCATGTGCCGTCATTGTTTTTGTATCCTAGTCTAGTTAATAACCAGTCTGATGTTTGATATTTTCCCAACTTGAGTGGGTTGATATTAAAAGTAATATCGCCGCTTACTGCATGGCTACTACCCAGAATAATTTCATTATTTGTGCCCAATGCTGTTCCTG